CAGTACATAAAGCAAAAATGGAAGTCATCAAGAACACAGCATCTTGGGAACAACTCATGGCAAATGCCAGTGCTACCTCTTGGAAGGACGAGTGGTTTACGTTGTTGCTCTCAGCGCCTGTGGTTGCGGTTGTGTGGGGCATTGGAATGAACGATGTGGAAATACTAGATCGTATTGGTCTTGCCTTTGAGGAGCTTAACAGGCTTCCTGATTGGTATCAGTACCTACTGTTTATGGCTGTGTCTGCATCTTTTGGTATTCGTGGTGCTGACAAGTTGCTTGCGTTAAAGGGGAAAAAATAAGTGATAGATTTTGATATTTTTCAAGATTCTTTAGCTGAAGCTGACCCCCTTGCTAGTACAGTTGACGCTCAAAATGCTCAAGAAAGCTCGTATTGGGTTATCACAAGCAGAGCTAAGGGTGGCGCTAATAATCCTTTTGGCGGCAGTGCTACCTCAAACACAACCTCGCAGCTTGTGCAGATGACAGAGGGAGAGTTACGCCAAGAATTTAAAGACTCTGGTCAACTACAAGATCATTTTAGTTCGTTTGACAACTACATGAACTACATTAATGATTCGCAAGAGTTTATACAGACAGCGGATTGGATGCTTGTTACCCCTGAGTACGATGTTGGGTCTAAGGAGTGGGCCTTCCTTAATGGTGAAGATCTTGCGTGGAGGCCCGGAGAAAGAGAGCAAACACAACAAAAGATAATTACAGACCGTGTAGCGGCTAGAACAGCTGCTTTTAATCAGTGGATGGGTAGTGAAGCTGGCTCTGCTTTGATGGATAAGTACGGGATTAGGTCACTTATCTATAACGATGATGGTGATAAGTTTAAGTGGACAGGCTCTGGTTATCAGAAAACCTACAAGGTAGATGACTCTTTTGATGTTGGTGGCATTATTATGTCTGTCGCTGCTGGTGCTATGACAAGTGGTTTGTTAGTTGGTCCTCTTACTACAGCATTAGGATCAGTAGGAATAACAGGATCAGCAGCTACGGCGGCTGTACAAGGTATTAGTTCTGCGGCTGCTCAGTTAATAACTACAGGAGAAGTAGATTTAAAACAATCATTAATTTCTGCTGCTATTGGTTATGCTGGTGATAAGTTAGGTAATGCGTTAGCCGCTAGTACAGAAGTTGATAATGTTATAGGAGAAATTTCTAATACTGTTTCTTCAACTGTTGATACTCTTAAAACTCTTACAGAAACTGGTATGCCTATAGTAGACGCTGCTATTAAATCTGGCGGTATGTCAATGCTCACACAGCTTGTATCTACAGGTGAAATAAATTTAGAACAAGCTGCTGTTGCTGCTGTTATTGGTGGAGGTATTGAAGCGTTTAATAAGTTTAAGACGGACATGAATGCTTTAGGTGTTCCTGAAGACGAATACATGGCTGATCTTGCTGAATACGAAGAGTTCCAACAAGCCGCTATAAACGCAGACATAAAAGATCCTTTCCTTAATCCTAACTACACTGAGGTAGGTGACGGAGTAATGGTTAACGCAGCGGGTGATGTATTTAACTACGCTGGTGATAACTTAGGCAATATGTCTACATTAGACACTAACAATGATGGTAATTTGTCAGGAGTTGATTTACAAGAAATTACTACTCCTGATCGTACTTTTGTAGATCCTACAAGAGGATTAGGTTGGGAACTAGGAGACAATGTAATTGTTGGTCCAGATGGTATGGCTCTTCCTAAAGGCTCTGTTCTCCGAGCAACAATAGATGGCGGTTATTATAGTTATGATGAAGAAGGTAACAAAATAAATGTTACTTTAAAACCATATAATGAAGTATTTGGAGGAGACAAAGGTAATTTAGTTTGGACTTCTGAGGGTGAGACAGACGGCTACATTAGTTACGAAAATGGTGAGTTAGCTTATAAAAAAATAGAAGGCCAGTGGGTTAATGCTCAAGGCAACGTAATAGATGATCCTCAAACTGTTGACGAACTAACTATGATAGCAGCTAAGGCTATTGATGAGCCTTTAGAGTCTGTTATATACTTTGATCAATCTGGTAAACCACTTACTTATAAGTATCCTCCTGCTGAACTACAAGATACCTTTGAAAAAGGTCAATTTGCCGGTCTTATTTTTGGGCCTAATGGTAAAATTAGTGAGGTATGGTACGATCCTCAAACTAACACTGAGTATGTTAGAGCGCAAGGTACTACTAAAATTACCGCTATTAGAACTCCTGATACTCCACCCGAAACAGTAGAAACTGAAACTACTACCACTGATACAACACAAGCAACGATTGCTGGCGAAGATGGTGGTGGTGTAGAGGTTCCGAGCACTGCCGTTGAAGATGTTGCAGGAGCGGGTACTAGTCAAGAGGTAAGCGCTGCTATAAACAATGCAGTTAACCAAGGTGCTTCTGGTTCTGCTTTATCTGCTGCTCTTTTAGCTGGAACTATAACTCCAGAACAAGCCGCTAATAATGGTGTACCTGTAGATGCAGGAAGTAATGGTGTACCTGTAGATGCAGGAAGCGAAGTTGCTGTTGATACTACTACAGGTGGTGGATTGTTAACTGGTGGAGTCACTACAGGCGGTGTTGATACGGGTGTTTCTATAACAACAGGAATAGACGATGGCACTGTTACAGCCACTACTGCAGGTGGTGTTACAGGCGGCGAGGTTACGGGAGGTACGGTTACAGGAGGTGAATCTACAACAGGAGGAACAGTCACTACAGATACTAGCGGTACTGGCGGTTCTGATATAGTAGACGCTGGAGTAGTAGGTACAGTTGTAGCTGGTACAGTAACTGGAAGTGAAGATCCCGGTGCTGGTTCTCCCGGTACAAATGGTCAAGATGGTACTAAGTCTGGCGATGGGAATGGTGGCGATGGCAGTGGTTCGACTGGTGGGGTTGGTAAAGTTTCTGGTAGTGATTTTGACCCTTACGAATTTAAAGGTCTTTCATACCAAACACCGACAATACAAGAAATAATTCAAAATCCTAACGTTGATTATATGGCTCCTATTAATCGTATTATTAACAAAGGTATGTTTGGAAACTTAATATGACATATTTAAATCTAGTAAACAACGTACTTAGACGGTTACGGGAAGATGAAGTAACTACCGTTAATAACGATTCATATAGTTCTATGGTTGGTGATTATATTAACGATGCCAAAAAGCTTGTAGAAAACGCATGGGATTGGTCTAATCTCAGGTCTACTTTAACTATTACAACAGTTGCTGATGACTACACTTACTCGTTAACTGGTTATCAAGATCAAGGAAAAATTCTTAATATTATTAACGACACGTCTAATCTTATAATGGAGTATAGACCACAGACTTGGTTTGACGATAAGTTTTTTGTTAACACCCCTGCGTCTGGTGCTCCACAGTATTATACTTTTAATGGTCTCGACGGCTCTGGTGATGCACAAATTGATGTGTACCCTAAGCCTGATGGTGTGTACTCTATTAAAGTTAAAAGCGTAATTAGAAACGTAGAACTAAGCAACGACAACGATACGCTTGCTATTCCTAGTCAACCTGTAATACACATGGCTATTGCTATGCTAGCTCGTGAACGTGGTGAGACAGGCGGTACGTCAACCCCAGAGTACTTTTCTATTGCTGACAAATATTTATCTGATGCAATTGCTTTGGACGCTCAGAAGCATCCCGAAGAAACTATCTTTTACACCCCGTAGGAGTACGTATGGCTCAGCCACTACAAAGTATTAATTTAGTTGCTCCTGCTTTTAAGGGGATTAACACAGAAGATTCTCCTCTTGCACAAGATCCGTCTTTTGCAGAAATTGCAGACAACGCTATTATTGATAGACGAGGACGATTAGCAACACGAAAAGGCAACTCTGTTCTTACTACAAATAAAACAGTATTAGGTACTGATTACCTTCATAACATACACGAGTTTTACGACAATGCTGGTAATGAGGTAATTTTTAGTACTGGCAATAACAAAATTATGACAGGCACAACTACACTTGTAGACGCTACGCCGGGATCATACACGATTACTGCTAACGATTGGAAGATATTTAACTTTAACGATCATGCTTACTTTTTCCAGCGGGGCTACGAGCCTCTTGTATACAGTAATAGTCTTGGCGCAGTAACTAAAATGTCTAGTGTTGCTGGTGCTTCTGTGTCATCAACACAATACTGCCACGAAGCTATTGGTGCTTATGGTCGTGTATGGTGCGTAGGTAATGCCACTGATGATAATACAATCTACTGGTCTGATCTTCTTAAAGGACACGACTTTTCTGGCGGTTCTAGTGGATCTATTAATGTATCTAAAGCATGGCCCAATGGGTTTGATAAAATTGTAGCTATAGCAGCCCACAACGGACTACTTGTTGTTTTAGGTGAACACAGTATTATTACGTATGCAGGTGCAGAAAGTCCTGCTACTATGGTTTTGCAAGACACTATACCAAATGTAGGTTGTATTAGCAGAAAAACTATACAAAACATTGGAACAGATTTACTTTTCTTAAGTGACGATGGTTTACGTAGTCTAGGTAGAGCTATCCAAGAAAAATCTTTACCTATGTTTGATTTAAGCCGAAACGTAAAACAAGAACTTATTGTATACACTATAGCTTCTACTTCTCCTATTACTTCTGTATATAGCCCAGAAAATTATTTTTATTTACTTTCTTTTCCAGATTTAAGTGTAACTTTTTGTTTTGATCTTAGGGGAGTTTTAGAAAACAACTCTTACAGAGTAACGCGGTGGCCTAGTGTTAATTTTAAATCTTACCATAGAGTTAAAGATGGTGGTTTGTATATAGGCACAGTTGACGGTGTTGGAGAATACTCTGGTTACTACGATAACAATTTACCGTATCGTTTTCGATATACAAGCCCCGGTTTAACTTTTGGTGATCCTTCTAAAATTAAAATATTAAAAAAAGTACGTCCTACAATTATTGGCGGCAATAACGCTAACATTATTTTGAAGTGGGCTTACGATTTTAAAACAGCAACTAACTCTAGAGTGTTTACAGTAAGTGACATTATTCTCGGTTTTTATGGTGAGTCAGAATTTAACATAGCACAATTTTCTGAAGGTGAGATTGTCAGCAGGACGGCGTTTAACACGACAGGTTACGGAACTGTAATAACTGTAGGGATTGAAACAGACATTAATGGTTACGGAATGTCTATACAAGAAATGAACGTATTAGCGTTAGTAGGTAAAACATTATGAGTGAATTTAATACTCCTGTATTTCAAGAGCGAGCAACTGCAGCCAACCCTTATCAAGCTTTTTTAAGCGGAGCGAAGGGGTTGTTTGATTCATTTGGTGGCCCTATTTTGGGTACTGCCGCTATTATGAATGCTTATAATAACCTTGGCGGTATTGGTACTGCTGCTCAACAAGGCGCACAGACTATTGCTAATCAGCAGTTAGAGCAGACTAAATTTCAACCTTTTGGTCTTACTACAGGAACTGGATCGTCTTTTGGCTACGATCCCGAAACAGGGCAAGCTACAATAACTATGAGCGGTCCTGAACGAACAGCACAAGCTCTTGGATTAAACAGATACAATAAGCTAATGCAGATGGACCCTGAAGGTGCTGGTCGCATGGTAGGGCTAGCCGATGCTTTAGCAACTAGAGGTGAAGGTACTTTATATTCCCGTCCAGTAGGGATGTCTGACCTTAGGTTAGCCTCAGAAGCAACTTTTGGTATGGGTGAAGAGTTTAGAGAAGCAGCTAGATATCAGCCTTCTGACATTAATTTTTTGAGAGGTCAATTTTCTGATCAAGTTTCCGGTCTGTTATCTCAACAACCTAGCGCGGCAATAGGACAACTAGGTCAGCAAGCTCTTGGTTTAGGTGGTAGTGGTTTAGCTACAACAGCCCCTCAAGATGTAGAGGCACTACGTAGGCAGTACAGAGGCTTAGCAAGTCAGTCAGCACAAGATGTTTTAACGCCTACTGGAGCTAGAGAGCAGGACGTTTACAACCGGATTAGAGCAACACAGTTAGGTGAAGAAGAAAGACAAAGACTACAGTTAGAAGAGCGTCTTGCTAATCAAGGACGTTTAGGTGTTCGTACTTCTATGTTTGGTGGTACGCCAGAACAGTTTGCTATGGCTAAAGCACAAGAAGAAGCACAAAACCAAGCATCATTAATGGCTATACAACAAGCTCAGAGCGAACAACAACAAGCACTAGGCACAGCACAAACTCTTGGCGGTATGTTTGGTCAGCAAGCAGGATTGTCTAACACGTTGCAAAGTGCGGCACAACAGAGAGCAACACAACTTTCACAACTAGGCTTGTCAGCTAACCAGATTGAAAGCCAGCTTAGATCAGAAGGTCTAGGCAGAGCGTCTACAGCAGCAGCACAGTCTGCTTCACTAGCTCAAACCGCTGGTGCTTTGCAGGCACAACAAGCAGGTCTTGATCTGCAGTACACAGGTCTTGGCGCTAACTTGGCACAGCAACGTCAAGCCATAGATGCGGCTAATCAAGCCCAAGCACTACAAGCGTTGCAAATGTCTCAGGGTATGTACACAGGCGCAGAGGCGTTACGTGGAGCACAAGAACAAAGAGCGGCTGCAGCCCTTTCTTCTGCTTACATACCACAAGCACAGGCGCTACAAGCTTTGCAAGCAACATCGTTGTTCCCACAGCTACAACAAAGAGGTCAGCTACAAGGTGCTGGTCTGTATGGTGAGGCGGCTATGGGAGGTCTTGAAGCGTTGCTAGCATCTGGCATTGGTCAGGCTAACATGATGGGACAGTTAGGCACAGGTCTTTTGACAGGAAGTATGGGCGGTAGTTCTGGAGGTTCTGGCCTTCAAAATCTTTTAAGCATACTTGGTATTGATTAAACCATTTAAAGGAAAAAGTAATGGCAAAGTTTGGTGAAAGATTTTTAGAAAGTGTTGCTAATCCTACTTATGGTAGAGGGCTTTTTAGCGCAGGCTCTGCTTTTGGTGCTGGTCCTAGACTTAGAAGAGAGCAAGAGCAAAGACAGCAACGAGAAAAGGGAATGATGGGTGGTATGTTAGCTGCACAGCAAGCCGCTGCTGAAGGACGTTTTGATCCTGAAACTATGAAAGCATACATGGGTAGTATGCAAGGGCTTGGTGTGGCTCCAGCAGACATAATGGAAACACTTCCTGCTTTGCAAGAAACTAACAAAGCTGCTGTTAAAGAAAACGCTTTAGCTGATTTGCAAACGTCTATTACAGAACTAATGAATCCTGAAACAACTTCAGAACGAGCTAGTGAAATAAGGGCTAGTGCTTTAAGTCAAGGAAGAGCAGCTAGAGTTGATGAAGCTAAACTTAGAGCTGCTTTAGATGCTGCTAACAAAAGGAGAGTTGGTTCTTTTTTAGAAAATGAAACTCGTATTATTAACGAGCTTAACATAAAAGCAAAACAGGCAATTTCGACAGGCCAAAGTAAAGAGGCTTTTGTTACAGCAAACGGAGAACAGTACGGTTACATCTACGATGATGAAGTTGCTGCACAAAAACTAAAAGATGAACAGTTACGAAAAGCAGCAGAAAACAAAAGACTGGACACGTTTGAATATACAGACGAACAATTAAAAAACTTAGGCTTGTCCGCTGCTCAGATTAACAACGTAAAAAACCTTAATGTTGGAGGACGGGGTAAAAATAATGCTGTCTTTAATTACGTAACGGCAAACGCAAAAACAACGCCTAACGCTTCTCTAATAAACGTGTACGCTAAAGCATTTGAGGCTGAGATTGCTGAAGAAAATAACCTTGATTTTGATGACATGGACGATTACAGAGAGATTCAATCGTTAGCAGCACAAAAAGCGTTAGAGGTTTTTTCTACTCAGGGACTCGAAGGTATTACTAACGCTACAGTAGAAAGTCAAAAGGACGAAGATCCAAACGAAATTGACTTTGATGCTTTTATGCAGAGTATGATGGCTGAATTAGGAATGGCGGACTAAACTTTATGCTTTCTTTTTCTGAAACAACTCAGTTAGTCAAACTTAGAAAAATTGCTAAAGATCAAGGACGCGAGGATGTCCTAGAGCAAATAGACTCTGTTTTGCAACAAGGTACAGGTACAGACCAAATGTCAAGAGAGGGTCGTATCTTTGAAACTGAAGCAAGACAAGACCAACAAAAGTACTTAGAACTAAAGGAACAACAAGTTCAACTTTCTGAGCTGCTTACTCTTGCTCAAAAACAAAACAGAGATGACATAGTTGAAAAGATTAAGCCGGTTAGAAAAGCAGTTGACGCTGAAATTTTTGACTTTGAAGACGTCACTGAAGAAATTAGAGGGGCTGGTTCTGCTGCTTTAGAAGCTGTTTCTGACGGTGTACTAGGTGATGAAGCACAGGCTTGGGCTATCTCTGGTTTAACTGGACAAGAGTACGAGCCAGTACTAGAAGATACTCGACGTATACAAAGAGAATTTTCTGAAGATCATCCTATAACTGATTTAGCTATACGAGTAGCTGCAGGTTTTGTTCCTATTGCTAAATTATCAAAATTAGTAGGTGTTGGAAAAAGCGGTCTTTCGGGAGCGTCCAGACAAGCTGGTTTGGCTACTGGAGAAATAGGGCTGTACTCCTTTATGGAGGGCGAAGGCAGTGTTGAAAAACGCCTACAAAATGTTACTGACACTTTGACAGATCCTTTTGCTTTAGGTGCTATTGGTATTTCTGGGGGTGTCGGTGCTTTAGCGGGAAGAGGTGTTTCCAAGGCACTACAAATAGAAAAAGAAGTAGAAGACGCTATTGCTGAAGAAGGACGTAAACTCGCAAGACTTCGTTTAGGTAAAGAAGAAGGTGTCCTTACCGAAGTTGTAGAAAACGCTCAAGTATACACAGATCAAGCAGTCATAAAATTTTACAATCAAAACGGGAGAATGCCCGAAGGTACAGAAATTACTACTGTTTACAAGGAAGCCGCAGACGAGTTAGGTGTCCCTCTGAGTCGCGTAATGCAGTCTGAATTAAAGGGTGGAGGAAGAAAGCTAGACTTAGATTACCGAGACAAAGACATCGGAGAAATACGTAAACGAGCAAGAATTAGTGGAGAGTTTGTTACAGAAAAACAAGCCCGAGAAAGTCGTGGTTTCTTCAAAGACTTTTACGAAGATAAACTAGAGCCAATCGTGGAGGTAGCTAAACGTCGTATAGGTTCGGCTGGAGCAGGAAACTTTCAAAGAATGGCTACTAACATGGCACGTCAACAACAAAAGTTTGATACTGTCATGGCTTCAGATCAAGTACAAGCGTTTGCTAAAAGACTAGAGGCTGATTCTTCGGGTCGTATTCGGCAAAAAATACTTAACTTTTCTAACAGTGACCTCGAAGGCCCAACACGTAGAAAAGAGTTTAACGCTCTTAAAAAGATGTTGTCGGAAAAAGAGATGCAGGGTGT